CTATTCGGTTCCCGATACTCCGTTCCAAGATTTGTTGCGGTATGACCCGTCGTATGGGGGGATTGGCAGCACGATAGAGCAGTTGGTGTCACAGGCGACACCGATTGCTAAAGTTCCGGTGGAGTATTGGGCGGGGAAGCAGGTGTTTGCGGGGATTCCGTTTACGGAGCGGTATCAGCAGGTTCCGGCGATAATGGAACGGGTCCCGGGGTTGATGCAAGCGTTGCAGCAGATTGGTTGGGCGAAGCGTAGTAGGCAGGGCGAGTGGAAGATGCAGGACAACCGGATCTATCTGGTTGGTAATCTGATGCCGTACATCGGGGTGTTGCAGCGGGCGATTCCGGGGCTGCCGGGTCGGGAGAAGCGCAAGCAGGAACGGTACGTCTCTTCTTTGATTTCGACGTTGGCTGGTTTGAGTATGCGGATGAACACCCGGTATGAGCAGCAGAGCGAGCGGACACGTCGGGAGATTGAACGGTATCTTGACCAGCGTGACCGTGGCGACATTGAGTGGCGGACCCGGTAGCCGGGACACGGAGGCCATACCTGTATGGACTACATTTCTAGGCACCAGTGGGGGGCTACGCCCCCCGTGACCAGCAGTGGGAAGTTCACACCGCTGCGTGGTGGCCGGGTTCGGGGGGTGGTGGTTCACCATTCGGCGGTGAAGGACGGCCCGACTGGTACTGCTGCGGTCGTTGCTTTCGAGGGCCATCACATCCGCAAGGGGTGGGATGGGATCGCCTACAACTGGCTGGTGGATGAGACGGGGACGATCTTTGAGGGGCGTGGTTGGGATGCGCGCGGGGGCGCTACCCGGGGGTGGAACGCCAAGTCTATTTCGGTGTGCTTTACGGGCCATGGGGATGCGCAGCCGCGCACGCCCGTGTTGTCGTCGTTGGCGACGGTGGTTGGTGAGGCGCAGCAACGATTCGGGGGGAACTTGTGGGTGTCTACACATAGGCGCAAGGGGTCGACGACGTGCCCGGGGAACTGGCTGGGTCAGTGGGTTGAGGCTGGGATGGCTGTCGACCAGAATCCGTCGGACACGGACTGGGCTGGGATTATCGCTTACTTTAGGGCGCTCCGGCAGCAGGTTGAGCAGCGGCCGTTGGGTCGTTGGTGGCCGAATCTGCGGCGGGGGGAGGCGGTGCGGTTGACGCAGCGCCGGTTGCAGGAGCGCGGGTTTTCTCCGGGTGCCGCAGACGGGGTGTTCGGGAGGCGAACCGCAGCGGCGGTTCGTGCATTTCAGGAGACGCAGGGTTTCTTGAAGGTCAACGGGGTGGTGAACGTCAACACGTTCGGTTCCCTATTCGTTCAGTAGGTTATGGGTGGGGGGAGCCCCCGCCGATAAGGAGGAAGTATGCCGAAGGGCAGAGGTTACACGACGTTTGAGGACACTTTCGGCGATCAGAACGATCAGCCGTATGATTCGTCTTCGTCGTTCAACATGTGGGATATGTCGCAGAAAGCCAAGAAGGCTGCGTCGTACCTGCGTACCACCAAGTTGGGGAATGCCGCTTTCGGTGGCCGTCCCTTTGGAAAGTAGGACACCATGAGGGATGGTTCAACCCCTAAGAAGGTAAAGGCCGGTCAGGTGCTGGTCACGTCGGCGAAGCGGGGAAGCGGTCTGGGCCATATCGGTTCGCAGTCCCGCAGTTCTGCCCGTCGCACTCTGCGTGACTGAGGTGGCTCAGAAAAAGAAGCCTCGGCGTCCAAGGTACTGACCATGCCATTGAAACGTGGCAAGAGTCAGCATGCTATAGCGAAGAACATTGGCACTCTGATAAGCGAGGGGTACCCTCGGGATCAGGCGGCTGCCATTGCCTACGACTATGCCAAACGGTCTAACAAGGGGAAGAAATAGTGAGCAACATGATTGAGCGGGCAGCGTGGACGTTTGCCCAAGCGTTTCTAGCAGTATTCGTGGTGTCTGATCTGGCGTCGGCGCGGTCGGCGGCAGTCGCCGGGATTGCTGCGGCCATCAGTGTTATCAAGACCTACGCCAAGGACAAGGTGGCCGGGTAGTCGTGGATGCCGTCGAACTGTCGGCCAAGTGGACCCTCTTCATGGAAGAGGAGGGTGGAGTGTTGGAGCAGGAAATCTACGACCACCTGCAAGACACTGCCCACTTGTTCGATGTGAATGACGGCGTTCACGCCAAGTGGTCCCCGGAGGGGACCCTCGGTTTGTTGCTGGTGTTCCGGGAGGACGAAGCGGAGTCTCTGTTCGAGGCGTTTCGTGCCGCTATCGAAGGGGTGCATGAGGCCGGTGAGGCGTTCGCGTGTTGGACGACCTCGCTGATGGGGCTACTGCGTCAGGCTCTCACTCAGCAGTGGAGTGAGGAGATGGGCGACTAGGGGTCAGGTGTGATCCATCCGCGTAGCGCCGGGTCGTCTGTAAGGACGAGTGCGAGCCGACGCCTGATGTGATCGCGTCGCCGAGCGAGCGTCGTCTTGGGGATGCCCAAGACGGCGCCCGTCTTGCGTAACGACATGCCTTCGATCAGTAGCCGTTCAACGATCCACCGATCTTCGGGGGGTAGCGAGTCGACGGCGCGGCCGAGGGCTTCGCGCAGCGACGACGTTTCTTCTAGGGACGGTTCCCGTTCGGGACCCCCGGGAGGGGTCCGCATGAGGGCTTCCATTTCCGTATCATCGCGTAGCGGAAACAGTACCCGTACTTTGGGGTTGGTTTGGTTGCGGGCCAACCACCCGCTAAGGTCAGTCGGCTGGTCGTAGTCCTTCTGGCTCATCGTGACCAGCATACCACATGGGAGCGTTCAACTGTTCCTGTGCGATCACCCGAGTCTTCTCAGGGTCGTAGTCTGCTGGTTCGCCCTTCTCCCACGCCTCGTCGTGGTCGATCCAGCCGAGCATTTCCACGGCACGAAACTCCGGGGCGACAGGACGCACCACCCACAGGATCAGCCCCTGTTCCAACTGTCGGTGGCGTACGGCAGCGTTGGTGCTGGTCCGCACCCGACGCACCTCAATGTTGTGGCCCACGTCCGGCAAATGCCGGTGCGTTTTGTGGTCTGATTTGTGCCAGACGTGCCCCGACCAATACTGGTTGGTGACCTTGGCTACTGCCAGTTCACCAACGCACGCTGCCACCTGTGCGGTGCGGTCGTCCTCCATTCGTTTCTTGTCGTAGTGGGCGGCGTCTCGTTTACCCCAGTTCTCTATGAACCGGCGTGCCCCCACATGGGAGGCCCATTCGTATTCCCATGGCAATAGTTCCACTAGAAGCATTGTGTCCCCCGGCGCTAGCGCGCCCCGTCGACTTTGACTGCTGTGATCCTAACTACCTGTCCGTCGTCACCCCATGCCACGCCGTTCAGCGCGTCTAGGGTCAGTTTTACATAGTTGTCTAGGTCCCCTCGTAGTGTGCGTGCCCCATGCGGGGACGGTAATACATGCAGGATTGTTTCGGTGGGGCTGTACGCAACGTGCACCTCTATGGGGCCGTCAAGCATCTCGCCTACCTGTTCGGTCCACGCTTCGGCAACGTGGTCCTCTTCTTCCAGAGTGGACTTCGGGGTGAAGACCTGCCCCTTCTTGTTGTGGCGTGGGCGTGCCTTCACCTTGGGTCGTCTGGATACGGTAATCGTGTAGCCTTTCACTGTCCGCTGTCCACCCTTCGTCGTGCGTTGTCCACTGTGGTTCGTAACCATTTCTCGCCGTCCAACCGGGCGGCGTACTTGCCTCCCCAATCTATGTCGGCGGAGCGAAGTTCCGCCAATGTGTCACCGGGGGTATGCCCCTGCTTCAACATCGCGCATGCTAAAGAGAAAAGAGTGGCTGATCTATCCCCCGCTGGTTTGTTGGCTTCGGGGCGTGGCCCGTTGCGTCGTATAGACGCCGCCAGACCGTCCAGATCCCCCCCAGCGCGGGCAACCCCCCAGTCAACGGCTGGGAGGGGCGCAGGGGGCCTGTAAATGGCGCTGAGAGCAATCCACGAGGACGGCGCACACCTACTTCCGTGGGCGGAAGCAGTGAAGGACTCCAAGTCCATCTCTCGTCCCCCCGTGAGGATCACATTCCGGCCCGGTTGCCGACCGGCCGGGTAGGGCAACCTGACGCCATTACCCCACCCCTTCCCGGTCAACTCCGTTTGTTTTGGATTGATCTCCTTGACCGGCGCATCCACTATCTGGCAGGCAGCAAGCAGCCCCTCCCGAACCTTGGTTGCCGGTGTCGGCTTCTCGAAGAACACCCACACATGGTAGCCCTTGGAACGGGACCGTTCGATCCACCCCTTGATACCCATCCGGTTCAGCACCAGTTCCAGATTCTTGGCGTGGATCAGGGAATCGTCCTCCCCCTCGTCGAAGTCGACGCACCCCCAGTAGACGCTGTGCACGTCATCCTCTGCTGGTAGCAGGGGGTACACGCCGATGGGGGCATCCTCTTCTGTCAGATGCTTGATGCACACTTCGATGAACCCCGGGCCAGACGCCGGAGCGTGCCCGCCCGAGGGCAGTTCCATGGGACGGAACCCGTCACCCACCCCGGGCTGGTCGGTGGCTATGCCACCACCCCGGAACAGCACGGCAAAGGTTCCGGCAGGGCTGACCGTCTCGGTAGTCATCGGCCGTCCCCCGATCCGGGAATCAACTCTTCCCAGTAGGGGTGGACCTGCCCGCAGAGAGGATCAAGGTAGTAGACCTGATCCACCAGCCTCGCTGTGCGCTTGTTCTTACACAGGTTGATGTTGATGGAATGGGC